GGGTCTTTCTTACGACGCGGCGGTGATCAGGCCGCAGATCGGGCCGGCGTTGGTCGTGTCACCGACGCCGTGGGCGTTGATGGCGACCCGCTCGCGGCAGCGGATCGCGATCAGACCCTGATCAAAGTACCGCTGGTCGGACTGGGCGAACTCCATGACGCCCCGCGTGCCGAACTGGACCCCCAGCGACAGGTCGCCGAGGATGGCGCAGATCTGGCTGTTGGCCTCGGCCTTGGGCATAACCTGGGAAAACTCCACGGGGATGCCGAGGGCGGTCTTGGTCCGCTGGGCGGTGCCGAGGATGATCTCCTCATGCGCCCCGGCGGTGCCGGCGGCCAGTGCGGCCCGGACGAACACGGTGTAATAGAAATACCGGCTCATCAGCCAGCGGGTGTTGGGGTTGTCCGCGTAGTCCGGCAGCGTGCCCATGACCTTCTGGAAGTCGCCGTAGACCAGCTCGCTGTAGGCGTTGCCGGTGCCGACGGCCAGCGACTTGATGTTGCCGATGGTGGCGTCAACCGCCAGCAGGGCGCCGGTGATGCCGCGCATGCCGAAGTAGGTGCTGGTGCCGTCGCCGAGGATGCCGCAGAGGTCCTCGTAATAGGCGGCCCCGCGTGCGAACCAGTTGGCGTACAGTTCACCCAGCTCGACGGCGGAGTCTTCGTCCAGCTCCATGCTGTAGGCGCCCAGGGCGGTCAGCGTCTTGGCGATGAGGTTGACGGCGCCGACGGTCGGGTCCGTGACGGTGGTGGCGGTGCCTTCGCCGGGGACGTAAAAGGTCGGCAGGGCGTCCATCTTGGGCGTCAGCGTGCTGCCGGCTCCCATGGGGACGCGGCCGGCCAGGCGGCGGATGACGCCGTACTGCTCCAGCAGCATGATCAGGCCGGGTCCCATTTCGCTGGTGACCAGCAGGGATCCGGACGCCTGGCTGCCGCCGCTGGCGGCCTTTTCGATCCGCTTGCCGGATTTTTCTTCGACGTAGATCAGTTCGGTGCCGGCCTTTTCCAGCGCGCTCATGACGCGGGCGTGCTTGGCGTTGATCTCGGCATTGCTGAGCATATTGCTCATCGAGGCGGCCATCAGCATCAGGCCGAGCTGGCGGGCCTCTTCAATCGACCGCAGCTTGCCGTGATAGGCGCCGGAGGCGTCCTTGAGCGCGCCGCTTTGACGGAGGCGATCCATCCGGCCCTTCATCTGGTTGGTCATTTCTTTCAGTTCGTCCACTTCGCTGCGGGCGTCCTGCAGCTCTTTAAGCTGCTTTTCGGTGTTGGCCAAAGCCAGCTTGTCTTCTTCGGTGCGGGCGTTGATCAGCTCGAGCACCTCGGCCTTGGTGGCCTGGTTCTTTTTCATGTCATCGAGGGCGGTTTCAATGAGCCCGACGGTTTGTTCGAGTGTTGCTGCCATAATTTAAGTCTCCGATTTCATCTTTGTGAGCAGTTGCGTTAATTGATTCACGATTTTTTGCTCGGAGTCTTTATCGTTACCGCCAGGAGCGTCCAGTTCGTCATCGCCTCCGAGCAGCGATTCCGACAGGGCGTCCGGTTCGGGAATGATCATGTCTTTGATCTCATCGATCTGGGCGGTCAGGGCGTCTTCCATTTGACAGAAGCGATCGTCGATCATTTTGGAAATGGATAGCTGAAGCTCCTGGGCACGGTCCTCGGCGAGGATCGGCTCGGCCAGCCCCTTGACCTTCGACAGGGCCTGGCGGTTGGCGCCGACGGGAACGCAGGAAATCTCGTGAAGTTCGATCTTGGTGATGATCCAGTATCGCTTGCCGTCCTTCATTTCTTCTTTGAATTCCAAAACGCGGAAGCCGATACTGACGGCCTTCATAAACTTGCCCTTGTACAGCTTCCAGTAGGTTTCGGCTAAATCCGTGTCGGCAAAGCGGAGGTCCATCTCGCAGCGTTTCTCGTTAACGACAAAGGTGTCGGTGTCCCAGGCGCCGACAACCGGCGGCATGCCGTTATCCAGACGGTGCTGGTGACAGGCCAGGCAGACGGGGTTTTTGGCGAAGTCTTTGATGGCCCCGGCGACGGCGCTGGTCTCGACGATCTCGTTGTCGCGGTCCAGTTCGGCGGAACTGATGACGAACCGGATCGTGCGGAGGTCTTCATTGATCGCGGCCTTGGCGACGCTGTCGGCGATGTAGGCCAGCATGTGTTTTTCTTTGTATTTTTCCATTTTCAAGTCCACCGATTACACAGATTTTACAGATTTTTATTGTTTCATTAAACTTCGTTTAACAGGGTTTTAAGGTCAGTTGAATCCAGGAATTTCACCCGGTCGTAAAAGGCCAGGTCCAGCGTTTTGCCGTTGACTTTTTTGGCGATCTGCAGGCAGCGGCAGTTGATGATGTTGCCGGGGGTGCCGTGCGGATCGGCCGGGAACATGAGGGCCTCGCCGCCGACCCAGAAGGGCTGGTCGATGGGGATGCCGTCTTTGTGCTGCCCTTCGGCGTCGCGGTGGGCCTTGCGGACCACGGTGTCGCCGCTGCTCAGCCAGCTTTTGAGTTCGACGCCGGCGCTGGTCATGCCCGCCTGGCGGCCCGTGCTGACGGCGCCGGCGGTCTGGGTGCGGGCGATGTGCAGCGTGCGGCTGCGGTTGTCGCCGAGCACCTTCTTGATGCGTTTAGACAGGTCGTTGAGTCCTTCGCCGGATTCGAGACCGGCCTGCATCTGGCGGGCGACGCGGGTCTGGGTGGTGCGGTTGACGCCCTGTATCTTATGGCTGCTGACAGACAGCGACTGCCGCATGACCGGCGAAAGTTTTACCTTCTTGACCGCCGCCTTCAGGGCGTCGCCTTCGAGGCCCTGCAGTTCGCTGAGCGTCTGGGCGGCACCGAGGGCGGAGGCTTTTTCGAAGAAGAGGTTGTTGAGCACCTTGAGCTTGCCGTTTTCTTTTTTCAGGTCGAAGACGACACGGGCGATCAGGTCGCCGGTGTCGGCTTTTTCACGGTCGCCGTCCGTCAATGGGACAGACCCCGCCAACGGGGTTGGCGGGGTTAAATGTTTGGATTCGTTGAATGCTTTATCGAGTTTGGTGATCAGCTCCCGCTGCTGGCGGAGGAAAAGCGTCCGCAGGGCGGCGGTGTATTCTTTTTCGATCTGCTGCCAGGACGTGACCCACTTGCGCCAGATGCGAAGACGCTGCTGGGCGTTTTTTTCTGACACTGTGGAATCGTTGGGAGACCCCGTCAACGGGGTTGACGGGGTTAAACCTTTTTCCGGTTCGTCGTCGGTGGGGTCTTCGTTGCCGCCTTCGGGGGCGGACGGGCCGGTGACGGCGTCCATGCCGGCGTCGCGGAGGTGTCGAGCGGCAGGTCGCCGGCGTCGACAATCTGGGCCAGCGGGATGCCCTTGTCGACAAACGGCAGCATCTTTTCGGTGCGGCTGCGGAGCATCTCCTGAATGGCCGGGTGCGAATCGACATCGAACCAGCAGAAGACGTTCTTGCGTCCCTGCAGGGCCTTGAGCTTGTAGGCACGGTAGGCGGCCTTGGACCGCAGGGGCGTTTTGACGCCGCAGCATCGCTGGGAGCTGGCGTACGGCACGGACTTGTTGCGTTTTTCGGTGTGTCGGTATTTTTCGAGGATCCCGTCGTCGATGCCTTCGGCCAACGCCGACAGGATGGGGGCGACGCCATAAAGGATCAGCCGCTGGGTGGCCGGACCCTGGGCGTACTGGGCCTCGGTGACGAGGCCGACGCATTCGGGGGGGACGCCGAAGAGCGAACAGATCTTCTGATCGGTGTACTTGCTTAATTCCATCATCTGCAGATCGGCCATGGTCTGGCTGACGGTGTCGACGGTGACGCCGCCGGAGGCGAAGAACACGTCGGCGGCGTTCCTGGCGCCGCCGTGTTTGGCGCGGAACTCGCGCCGCATTTTTTCGATTTCCTGATCGGTCAGCGACGCGCCGGGCGGGATCGACAGGATGGTCGACAGCCGCGCGCCGTTGGCCAGGGACGATTCGTTATACTGGAGTGCCTGGTAGGCCACCGACAAACTCAGCGTGCCGGCATCGAGGGGACCCAGGCCGCGATAGGGATCGGCGGGGTTGAAGTTCTTGATGCAGAAGACGTCGTCGATGTCCATTTCGATTTTGGTATTGCCGCTGCGGAACTCGTAGCCCAGCAGGACGCCGTCTTTGACGATGGGGGTCATCTGGCGGGGGCTGACGACGGTGATGTCGGTCGGGCGGAGCACGTCGCTTTTTTTCGTTATCCAGTATACTTCACGGAACAGCAGGTAGAAGCCGACGGTCTCGGTGAACAGTTTTCTGTACGCCAGGGACGGGTTGTTGAACAGGAAGTCATAGACCGGGCCGTCCTCGATGATCTCGTCGTCGGCGGTACTGAGCATGAGCTGGATGGACAGGCCGATATCGATGATGAGGTTGACGCAGGTCCAGACGGTGTCGACCTGGCTGTAGGGATTTGTCGGGCGATGGCGGTGCGCCCGTCCGGTGACCAGGTCCTTGCCCGCATCCCACAGGCCGGCGAGCTTGGAGACCGGCAGCGTGATATCCTTGGCGGACAGGTCCTCGGTAAACAGCGTTTTTAGATTATTCAAAATCTTCATCGTCACCTGCAGTTAAACAGATCAGTTGCGGTTTGGCGGCGCCCTTGAAGGACGCCATGAAGGCCAGCGACTTGGCCCAGAAGCGGTCGGCGTGGCCGAGGTCCGTGCGTTCGGCATCGAAGCGGATGTTGCCGGCGGCGGTGGTGGTTTTTTTGACCGCGTGAAGGTCGTCGCGGAGTTTGTGGCAGACGGGGATCCGGCAGAGGCGGTCTTCAAACTGGTTGCGGGTGCGGACGGCCATGTCGTGCTTGATCGCGTTGGTAAACTCGACCGCCTCGGCCCGATAGGCGCCGTATTTGTGAACCGTGTCTTCGCCGAGCGACAGGCCCATGCCGGTCGCATCGATGCAGACGCGGACAATGCCCAGTGCGTCCATGATCTTCCAGAGCATGTTTTTCTGCTCGGTGAGCCGGACGTGCGGAAACACGATCATGGCCCTCTGCCAGAAGACGTCGCCGACCTGGTCTTCGATATCCAAGACGGTTAAATCTTTCCGCCGGCTGATGTCCATGCCGGCAAAGGCGGTGCCCTGGATCGAGGATTTGATCGCGTCAAGAACGTCTTCGGTGATGTCCTCAAAGAGCCATTCCTTCGGCAGGATATCGACGGCGCAGTTGGCGATCATGCTGTAGGTCAGCCAGGCACTGGCTTCGTCAACGAACAGGACGCAGAATTCCTGGTCCCAGGCGTCCGGGTCGTCAATGCCTTTTTTCAGCAGCTCGATGTCGTGCGGGACGCCGTCGGCGACGGCCTGGTAGATGTCGACGGTGTGCCTGGACCATTCGTTATCGCCGGTCATGAGCTGGTGAAACCGGTTACCACTGCCCTGCGGGGTACTGATGACGCGGATCTTGTAACCGCGTGCGATGGTCGGGAACAGGGCCTTCCAGATTTTATCGCTGTCTTTGTGGAACGCAAACTCATCGAGGACCACGTTGGCACTGAACCCGCGTGCGGTGTCCGGGTTGGCGGGCAGGCCGATAATGCGGGCGCCGTTGGGCAGGGTGATCGTCAGCATGGTGTACTTGACGTCGCCGGCGTCGTACAAGGACGATTGAATCTCCGAGGCGGCGATCGAATACGCCTGGCAGTGCATCCGGACCTTCTGCATCAGTTCCTTACTCTGCCGCTCCCCGGCCGACAGCAGGACCCACATCTGGCCGGTCTCCATGGCGTCATCGACGACCTCCAGCGCAACGACGAAGGACTTGCCGATCTGGCGGCTCATGTTGCCGATCTTGAAGCGGCTCTTGTCCCTGAGCCAGCGGATCTGAAAATCATAAAGCTGTATGGCCGGTGTACGCATTAGCTGACAATTCCGTAAATCTGCTCCCGGATCATCTTCAGCGTGTCCGGGTCAATCTGTTTTTTAGTGACGATTTCGGTGATCTTCTGGTCCGCTGCCTTGGCGCGGTCGGCGATCTGGCTGCGGATGTACTGGTCGGCCTTGAGGGCGACCTGGGTGCAGTCGCGGATGGCGCCCGAGATCATGGAGATGGCCGTCAGGTCGCCCATGACCTTGCGGGCGATGCCGGCGGCGGACCGCATCCGCTCGAAGGCCAGCAGCCCCTTGGCCCAGCGGCCGATGGCCGAGCGGCTGATGACGTGGCCGTGCATTTTGCAGTACAGCACCACGGCGTCGTAGGTCGGTTTGCCGTCGTCGGGGTTGTGCACGTCGTCGGGCCAGTGGCCGTCAACGACCATGCGCAGCAGCGTATCCCGCAGGCCGGCGGGCAGCGTGTCGATCGTACTGTGGGTTCTGCGTTTGGCCATGTTAAAACTCCAGGGCGGCGTCGTCTTTTAAATGCTGGGCGACTTCCAGGCCGGCGGCGGTTAAGGTGAGCACGGTCATGGTGCCCTCGTGCAGGTCGGCCAGTGTGGCACAGGCGCCCAGGCCGATCAGCCGGATGTAGCCCTTTTCTAAAAAATAGGCGACGTCTTTTTTCATCAGGTCGAAGCCGTAGCCGGGATCGACGGTGCACATGATCTGGTAGAGCATCTTGGCATTAATGCCGGACGGGTACACCTTATCCAGCGAACGCAGCAGTAAGATACGGGCCTGCTTGATGATCATTTCTTTAGCCATGGTTTCCCTCTTTAAGTTCACGGATGACGTTGCGGGTGATGGAGCCGCAGATTTCGGGCATCTGTTCCATCACCTTCATCGAGCCGCTCAGCGCCGAAACCGCCTTTATCAGGTCTTTCATGCCGTCTTCGAGGCCGTTGCTGGAGCGGATATATTCGACCTTGCCGACGTAGTCCTGGTTGCAGATGTTCTTGCGTTCGATGAGCTTGTCGATCTTCTCGTCGGCGATCTGCTGGCGGGTTTTGACGTCGGAAATGACGGACTTGAGCGCGTTCAAATTAAAGATCATCAGGCCGCCGACAATGCCGGTAAACAAGCTGGCGATGGTCGCGATGATCGGCCATAAGGTTGCGGGTTCATTCATGTTCGAGTCCTTCGTTTGTCATTCGTCGTTTGTCGTTTGTTGTTTGCCGGTTGCGGCGAGACCCCGCCAACGGGTTGGCGGGGTTAAACGGGTTATTGTTTTTTCTTGCGGCCGACCCAGACGCCGACGGCGGCCAGGACCGCACTGGAGAGCCAGGGGGCGTACTGGGCGGGGTCAGACCAGTCGGTGGCGATGGCCTCCTGCCCCAGCGTGACGGCGGTCCGGGTGTCGGCGGCGGCGGTCAACTGCTTTCTAAAATCGCCTGCCGCTCGGTGATCAGGGCGGCCTGTTTTTCGTCCAGCTCTTTACCGATGCCCTCGAGCGTGTGGGTGACGATGGCACCGGAGGTCAGGCCGGCACCGAAGGATTCGGCGTGACCGCTGCAGCCGGAGAGAGTGAAACCGCAGATGACGCAGATTACGCTGATTAAAAATAACTTTAATTTCATTTTTGGAATCCTTTCCTTGTCATTTCCTATTTCCTATTGCCTATTTCCTATTGGCAATTTGCAATTTGCAATTTGCAATTTTTTTACCATCCCTGTTTGTTCCAAAAGAAGCCGCCGAAGATGCGGACGGCGGTGACCATCAGCCGCGCCCGCAGAGGCGAAACGCCGACGTAGAGCATGAGCTTGTAAAATATCCGGTCCGCTGTCGGGCGGTCGATTTCACAGATACTGTCGGCAACGGCGCCGGGGACACTGTGGTAGGTGTACAGGTAGTCGTGGACGATGGCCGGGCCGGAATAGAGGCCCCACGGGGGGATCAGCCACCACAAAAAACGCGGGACAGAGGCGAAATCGGTCATGAAACCGGCGGGAACCTCGATGCGGTAGGGACCGACGAGCACCTCGTAGGGACGCCGCAGCGTGACCATCCGGCCGTTGGGTTCCAGCCGGATATCCGGGCGAAAATGCTTGATATCGATCGTTTGCATCGTGCAGTTCCTTAGCTTTCAGTCCTTAGTCTTCAGTCTTCAGCGGGGGCTTTTGGTGCGGTTTAAACAGAAAAAGCCCGCCAACCGAGTCCATTAACTCAACTGACGGGCCGTGATTTTCGGTCCGTTGCGATCCATTGTGCAAAACGGGTCGCGGTCTTTAACTGTCTAACGGTTCATGTTTAATGTTAAATATTTCGGATGTCAAGGAAAATTTCATTAATTTTTTTGGGCTTCAGGTGGCAATCTGAAATAGGAGACATAATTGTCGTCATAAAGTTGTAAGCTTCCATATCCGCCTCTGGTAATTCCGATGTCCATCGATGATTTTCCGTTGAAACCATAAGTTCTTATGGTTCCAGCGGTTAAAAAGCTATAATTGTTCCCTGCTGGTGCAGTAACGCCCCCCACAGAGACCATTGGCTGGCCTGCTTGCGTCAAAAGAATCAAGTTACCGCCTGCATCATCAGCATCAATCCGAGCCACTATTTTACCTGTTTTATTGCGAATCTCCAAAGTGCCGTTTTCGTTAAATGCTTCTCGGCGACCTAAAAAAACTCGCTCGTTTCCATCTGATCCATAAAGAAGAATAGCCCCATTTCCCATTGTTGTTAGTGGATTTTTTTCACCATCAAACAGCTTTATCATCCCCTGTCCTTTTGTTGCCGTTGGAAGCATGGAAATGCATCGATTTCCGCGTTCATTCAGCACTGTTAAGGATTTGCATTTTATGTCGCCGTCCGGCTTAAGATGAAGAATCAGACAGTATGTGCGTTCCCATGTACACATTGTAAGCCCTTATTTTTTTTGAGTTTTAACTTTTTGTCATTCAAAAACTTAGTCGGCGGCCGGTCCGATATCGCTTAAAAAATATCAAAAATCCGTTTGACAGTCAACCGAAACATCACTACATTTTGGCCAGTGACCCTGCGATACAAACCAAGGCAAGGAACGCCGGAAACCACAGGAGCACGAAACGTGACTGTACATCAAGGGCTACACAAATGCAGCAGCAGGACTTGAAAAAAAAACTCACGGAAGCCATAAACGAACACTGCCAATATAAAGCAAAAATTAACCCTTTGGAGAGAGCTTACGCTTTTGGCGTTCAATTAGCTTTAAGCCAGCATCATAACCAGACATTATCCGTTGGTCGAGGATGTGATCGAGAAACTCAATAAAAGCATCATCCGACAACGATTTATCTAATAACCTTGCCTGTATTTCTGACGGAAGAGCAATCCACAACCTGATCGCAGCCGTAGTAGCCACCTTTTTGACTTGAGACCTTAACTTCCGCTGACGGTCAAATTCTTCATAAACCTTTAAGTCGATGACTGCATTTAAAGGTTTTTCTGTTTTATCATCATATTTTTTTGTTGTCATAAGCATAGGAATAACAAGGTTTTACTATGTTTCAACCATATTATTTAATACTCTTTCCTACTTTTTCCTATTTTTTCCTATTGACAAATGCCGATGAAAGGTTTATGACAGAAAACATGGAAAAACGAACAAGTAAATCGCCGTATCATGGAGCCGTCACTTTTCACCCGCAACGCCAGTGCGATCAGGGGATCATCGAGTCGGTTCGGATACTGGCCCCTCACTTTTTTCAGACCCGCCAGAATATGGCCCGCATGGCGATTACCAAAGGACTGATTGACTTGGCGGCCGAAAAACACATTGATATACCATTAACTCAACTGGCGGATGCCGGTTGAGATTTTTTTCTTAGCGGTGCCGCCGGGGTGTGCAAGCTCCGGCGGCACCGGGATATTAAAACCCATACAGGAGAACGATTATGAAACAGAAGTATGTACTGGAATTTACGGAACCGATTTTGGGAACGCTGACCGGGAACAAGGAAGCGGCGACGGATTTTATCGCCTCGAAGAACCCCACCGGGATCGCCGCCGATGAAGCGGACGCGATTGACAGCATGGACAAGCAGGTCTGCAAGGCGACGACGTATTTCC